GGTAAATTAAAGGTTGAGGGATTTGATGTTTATGTTTATGAAAAAATTTTTGATGATGGGCTTGGTGGGTTCGAAACAATCAGCCCAACCGATATAATAGGTCCAGACAATACCGGTATTGCTTTACATTCAGATGACTGCTCACATGGCGATCATGTAGAACATGGCAACATTGATTCTGGTCCTGTGTACGAAAACTGTGTTGCCAATTATATTGACCCTGATTTGGATGCGTGGTTTGATATTGGGGACAACTTGAGAAATACGTTTTATATTTCAAGTGGGTATATTGATCAATTTGCATCAGTTCCTTTAGAAAGGAGAGATGAGTTTAGGCAGTTGATTTTACGCATAAAGCCAGTTCAAACAGTTGGATTTTTATTTATTAATTTCACATAGATTATGATATCATTATTGCAAAAAACAAACGTTGACGGACCTGATTCGGAGTGGCCATATGGAACAATTCGAGACAAAACAATGTCTCAAAGTGGCACACCTGTAAACCACGAGGTGTATAGTGATATTCATCAGTTTTTTATGAAAATGATGGATGAGGCCGTTATAACCCCAAACAATCAATTTGACAATGAATATAATGGATGGCAATTGTATGAGGCATTAATAGAGTTGATTACCAGGTATAATAACCGTTATAATCGCTACACTGATGATGCTGTTTTTATTTCTGAAAAAATAACGACTATATCCGGCTTTTATAAATCATGGAATATTACATCAGGCGGAATGACTGAACTTGATTTTCAAAACGATACACAGACTTTAAATATTGTATCATTCGGAAAAAATAACCCATTGGCTCCAGTTGGTACAATACACAGGTTGAGATTTCAACAAGACCCTGTCGGGTCATTTGCTTTTACTATAACTATAAATTCCACAAACGCCGGATCTTCACCATTGATAAGAAAAGCAGGCGTTACATTAGCTGACCAAACTTACACCATTCCACTTGACCAGACAATTGATATCATTTATACAAATGATGGTTGGGAAATCAGAGAATAATGTTTGAATTAAATGTAGATACTAATGAGGTAATTAAATTTACAAACAGCTTAGAAAAGTTGAATAGATCCGCTTTTCCTAATGCTGTCAGAAATGCTTTGAATAGTGCTGCGTTTGATGTTAAAAAAAGGACTTTGCAAATTAGTGCAGATCGTAATTTCACCAAAAGACAGCCTAATTTTTTTAAAGCCAATTCCAGAGTGTTTATGGCAACCGGTTTTGACATTGAGAGAATGGAAGCAATAATTGGTATGATTGATTTGGGTGGCACAAATTACGCGGTTGATGATTTGGAGCAACAGGAGTTTGGAGGCAAAATTGGGGGAAAATCTTTTATTCCACTTGATCCTGCAAGAACCGGCAAATCTTATTCCAGGTTAGTCCAAAAAAAGAACCGGTTGAGCGGAATACGGAATGTAATTTCAACTAGAAATTCATCCGGTTCAAATTCAAGACAAAGATTTATTAAAGCAGTTGCATTTGCTAAAGTGAATAGTTATATTTTAAGTGACCGTGGAATTTTATTCAGAAAAAATTCTGAGAAAAGAACCAGAGGCCGTTTTGATTTAACTGCGCTTTATTCATACAGGCAAAACCGGTCAGTTATGGTTCAGGCAACCCACTTTATGAAAGAGGCTGCAGAACAATCTGGGCAAAGATTGCCTAAGTTTTACATGGTTTCGGCCAATCGTGAATTTAAAAAAGTTTTCAAATGAGTTGGCAGGAAGCTATTGATCAGGGATTAATAATCACAACAGGGGACGGTAAAGTTTACCGGCCTCTTTATTCTATGTCACCACGGACAACTGAGTTTAACATGGCTGAGTTTGATTTCCCAAACATCAGAGGGACTTTGGCTATAAAATCAGAAGCAAGGGGCAGGCGGTACACAATGGATTTTTACTTTCAGGGTGATGATCATTTAGATGTTTCAGCAGAATTTGAAAAAAGTTCATACGACAAACGCCCATGGATTGTTGAACACCCCATGCACGGGGTGATGGTGATGCAAGCATCATCAATTACGTATGACAACACCGGTTTGAACGTCACAAAGATTACGGCTCAATTGGTTGAAACACTTTCAGAAATTGCACCAAAGCAATCAATAGCTCCCAAGAACCAGATTGCTATTGATGTGCAGAATTTTGGTGAAACTTCAGATGCTTCATTTGAAGCCAGATTACAGGACGGCGCACTTGCAATAAACGGGCTTACCCTTAACATGCTTGGAATATATGATGAGGCTGATCCTATAAAAAAATCTGAACTACAGGCAAATGAATATTTCAATTTGTTCAACAAAGCAAATGCTTTGATTCTGGATATTACAGCCGAGCCACTTTTAGCAATAACGGCTGTAAAAGATGTAATCATGTACCCATCTCTTTTTGAGGTTGCTGTAAAAGACAGGATAAACATGATAATTGAACAATACAATTCGCTTGTTGATGGCATAGATGAATTGATTACACCGGATGAAAAATTGATATTTGAAAACAATGCCGGAATGTTGGTTTGTTCAATGGTGCAGGCTGTTTCAAATCCACTTGATGACAATGATTATGGCAACATGGTTGATGTGCTTTCAACCATTGATATTCTTGCTGATTTTTTTAATGATTTCTTGACCGATCTTGATGGGTTACAGACCGACAATAACGGAGACACTGACTCATATATTCCGGATTATAATGTTATGTCGTCTTTATCAAATGTGGTAAATTACACCATTGCATCTTTATTTGAAATTGCGCTTGGTGCAAAACAGGAAAGAATTGTTACTCTTGAATATGATGATAATTTAATTAACCTTACACACCGTTTTTATGGGTTGGTTGAGGATGATTCAACTATTGATGAATTTATCCGGAATAATCAAATTGGGCGTAGTGAACTTTTGCAGATACAAAAAGGGCGCCAAATAAAATATTACGTTTAATGGAACTGTGGATAACAGATCGGTTTAAGAATAGGCGAATTCAATATTTCAATGATTTTCAAATTGATTTGAAGCATGATTCTGTTGCCTCAACTTTTGGGTTTAAATTTTATTTTGATCCAAATAATGAAGCACATAGAGAGTTGGCATGTGTAAGCCATTTTCATGAGGCTGAATTATGGCATGAGGGTGAATTAATTTTAACTGGATTTATTTTATCTCAGGAATTCTCTGTTTCAAGTGTTGAGGAAATGGCATCATTTACAGGTTATTCTAAGCCAGGTGTTTTAGAAGATTGTGAAATACCGCCAAGTCTTTACCCGCTCCAATCAGACGGCCTTAGTTTAAAACAAATTGCTCAAAAATTACTCAAGCCCTTTAAGTTAAAAATGGAAATTGACCCTGATGTGGAAGCGCGGGTAAATAAAGTATTTCCAAAATCAACAGCAACAGAAACGCAAAAAATAAAAGATTATTTGTATGAAATGGCAAAACAAAAAAATATTGTTTTGAGCCATAACGCAAAAGGTGAATTGTTATTTACAGAAACAAAATCAAAGCAAACACCAATACTTGATTTTGATTTAACCAACGGAACGCTACCTGGTACAAAATTTAAATTTACATACAGTGGCCAGCAAATGCACAGCCATATTACCTTGCAAAGACAGGCATCAGAAACCGGCGGAAATGCAGGCGAATACACAATAAGAAATCCGTATGTTTTGATTGTTTACAGGCCAACAGTAAAAAGTCAAACATCAGGAGATGATAATGATACATCACTTGCATCAAGGCGGGAATTGTCGAATGAGTTGAGAAATTTGAAATTAACTATTGAGACAGACCGCTGGATTGTAAATAAAAAAATAATCAGACCAAATAATCTGATTAGTATTATTGCGCCGAAATTGTATATTTTCAAAAAAACAAATTTTTTGATTGAGGAAGTTTCACTGAATGGTAATGAAAAATCAACCACCGCAACTTTAACCTGTGTGCTTCCTGAAGTTTATACAAATGAAGTTCCAAAATCAATTTATGCTTGAATTAACCTAACCCCAAAACCACACATTTGATATGGTTAATTTTATAAAAACAATATCAAGCAGGATTTCTGAAACATTTACAAATCCATGGCCATACATAAACGACTTTGCCTCAGGGCAATTCACTCCAAAATCGACTTCTTGGGATCTTAATCCAGAAGGCTTGTTCCCACCAGCATTCGCTGGAATAACATGGTTGCGATTCAAATGGACTCCTTCGTCACAAGAATCAGCAACTATTGCATTAGAATATGCGTACACTGACGGTGTACAAACAGTGGTACACTATTCTACAAAGAAGATCACTAAGATTGGACCTGTTCCAACAGGCGGTCGGTCAACTATCAAAACTTCACCCACTACGTCTATTGGTGAAATAGAACCATGGGATTACAATCAAGATCCATTACCATACGTCAAGACTTTCAACGCTACGATCAAAGCAACTGATCCGAACGGATCAGTGCCTTATGTGTTGCAAACAACACCGGATATTAACGTTGTCACTGCATTCACTCAAGATCCTCAAAACAAATTTTCGATTAACTTCGATAATTTCGTTGGAGGAACCGTGGACTACACAAATCTGACCGACAACGACATTTCGTTTCAACTAATTGAAACTATTACAAACGTCGTAACAGGATTTCTTGAAGGAACAAAGACATATAATGTTA